CCTGGCGTTGGCATAGGATTAGTTAGACTAACTTCACACCTCCCTCCTCATCCCGATTAGTTAGTTTTGCACTATACCGGTTTTTGGAGTTCCAGTTCTGCCTGTTGGTGTGTAAACGTTTTGAGCCAGGTTCAATATGTGTGAAACCGAGCGGGGTCCTGCACTTTGATCACCAGTAATTCTTCCTGAGAAGTTTCCGTCGCTCTATGGGAGATGGCAGCATTGTGCAACTGTACAACGGACGTACAGTGGATCTGACAGGGGCGTCGCCACGCGTTTGAGAGACGTGTTAATAAATATGGCGGCCGGGCCTCTTAAGCGCGCCTACGAGGAGCGTCCAACCAAGCGATGGATAGGTGGAGGTGTTCCGGAGCCCCAGCGGTAGCTTCCACCGAAACATAGTCTCTCTAGGGGTCCGAGCATATCAACGGGTAACGGGCTGTCACTCCTTTCCTTGTGGAATCTGTACCATTCTGATGCGAACGCGGTACCTAGTACCTCGGTCCAGTCAGACTTCTTTTTGGACGTGTATGCCAATGGACTGCCATTCATCGGCACGCACACATGTTATGCTGTCCCTCCCCCTCCTGCCGCTGCTCCTCCGGCACTTCCACCTCCGGTGTGGTCGTGCACCAGGTCAGCGGTGACAATAGCATACTTTTTAGTCCATAGGAAGCTTCTCCCCTCCCCACCAATTCGGGACCTCACCGTTCCCGGAATGGTGGACCAGTGTAGATTCTTAGGATTGAGTGACTTTCCCATACGAGTTATGGGCCCCGTTGGTACTGTCTCGCACTATGTCTGTGGAAAGCCACGGATTGATGGTGCGTGTTTGTTATACATACCCGCACGTCCACCCCTAGTTCCCCTCGCCCATTGGACTATTGCTGTCGGTGGGCAGTCTTATGATTACGCCGACCCTGCCGCTTTAGGCGGGGTGGTGTTATACTCTGATATACCTCCCATCTCTTATAATCCTCATGTTTTCTGGCACGCTGGATCGTGCAAGAGCGCTACGCTCCAGTTTTGGATGCGAGCTGGTAACGGGTGTCGGTGTAAGAGGTTCTGCCGGCACCAGTTCATGTGGGAGTATAACCATGAGCTGGCAAATAGGGGATTGCCAGCTGGCACAGGGCCGGTCGCCTTCATGCTTTCATGCCGCATACACCCTAGGAAGTTGTACAACCCACGCACTGTTCGTTTTGGTTCCGGACGCCCTGGACAATATGTCGCACACATATTGAGGTGTCCATATAGTGACTATGACGTGAGAATATCCAATTGTACGACGGTGCAGATCGTTACATCCCGTGGGATTGTGTACTCACAGAACAAGGCGACTTCCATGGAATTTCTCAACAAGACACATTTGTGCGTCCCCACTGGTGAGTTCATGCAGTGGGGTGGTGTCGCCCTGGAGCTGTTGAGAATTGAACCTCAACCTGTCATATCTTTCACTCCATCACCACGCACTAGAGGCCGATTTTATCTGGTCGTTGGAGTCGCTAAGGCCGTATCTAGTATGTTTTCCCGTAACCCGCTAGTACGGTATCATGTGACATATAGACGTTTCGCTTCTGCATCTACCTTTTGCGCAATTGGAGTTGCTGGTGCTCTTATGTTTGAGCTTCGCTCCATTGCGCGGTCACTTTTCAACATGCGATCCCAACAAAGGTTTTTCCCCATGCAAGTGGAGTATGATGTCGCCACCTTCGCCCCTTATAACATTCAGCTTCCTTTCGAACAAGAGCTGTTTATGCGGATGGCCGTCAAACGAGACATCACCGATGCATGGATACGGGACGTAATCACTCGGTTGGCACACCAAAATGATTGGAGAGGTGTGCTCAACAGACACGAGTTGAATCAGTGGATATCTCGGGTTGTGACCGAGCCCGGGTTAGTATGGGAGGTGCAGAAAGATGGACTGCGAAACAATGCCTGTTACACGTGTCTTTCTATCGGCCGGAAGATGCGCAGGAATGAATGTGCACAATGCCGAACACAAAGGAACCTATCACCATTATACTTCACCCCAATTCCTTACACCCCTTTTGCACATGTGGGTCTCGTCGGGATTTATTCCCGCCCTCCGTTACTTCCACCTGCGACTTATTATCACAGCTGTGAAGAGCGCTATCTTCCATATAAGTCAGGTGGCTGGTATCCCGGCCGGCCATTTGAATTTATATATCACTGCTCTTATAAGGGCAAGATAGTCAATGATCCCGAAACCGCGTACGCTATTTATAACAGTTTTGGACCTCAGCCCAGATGTCGTGGAAAACTTTGTGGTCCTATGTTGGCTGGAGCCCACATGCAATGTTTCACTTCCGGGACTGAAACTGCATTGTTGGCATTTGTTGGTCGCATGGGTGCTGTGTCACCCGAGTACCAACATTATTTATCACTCGGCGTCAACCACTCTGTATATAATGACATCGCCAAAGTAAATGCGCGCCACAAGTTTGACTACCTCCTTGAGATTTTCAAGCATGTTGGTGCTGCTGCGTATTACGATGGTGATAATGATGCAGGTGGTTTGAGGTCAAAGTATATCCCTTCGCGTGAGGTCGTCCCTTGGACACCTCAGCAAGTGATAGACCACCAGCCGGATAGTGCCAAGCGTCGTATTATGATCGAAGCGTACAGGGACATTGATGAGGGATTTCTCACCCCCACACCCAAGCTTTATAAGGCCAAGGCCATCGCCAAAGGAGAGAAGAGCATGGCCTGGGATCACGATATATCCGAGACACTCATTTACAAAAGCAAGCAGGTGCCCCGGTTCATTAGTGCTTGTTCTCCTCACACAAATGCTCTCATTGCGCCATACATCGCGGCTGCGGAAGAGTTTGTTAAGGAGTTTTGTTCATCAAGCGCGTCTGTCGCATACGCGTCAGGTATGAACCCGGAGCAATTGAATGAGTGGTTGAACACATATGCCGTTGATCGGCTGATTATAGAGGGTGATATATCTTCTGCTGATTCCGCCATTGGGGTTGAAGCTCATTATCTTTTCTTTTATTTTCTCACTTGGTTGTTCCCCGAGCTGCCTGAAAGCGATGTCTGGCACGTTATTCAGGCGCTCTCTTATATATATGTCGACCGCGATGGGTCCAAGTTCGTCGCTGGGCCTGTCAACGTTAGTGGCAGCCGTTATACCTCTTGCATCGTGACCATTTGGGTCATGGTCGCCAATGTGACATCGTCGGCTTTTAGTTGTTTGTCGGACTATAGGACACTGTCACAAGCTGATCGTATTGGCATGGTAAAAGGTCTTCTCCAATCAGGGAACGCTGCCACTATCACATGTAGTGACGACATATATACGGCTGTTAACACATCCTTTTCTGAGTGGCATTTTATGCGAAACATCAGCCCATATCTCAGGGCCTATACTTATGAATGTTCCGTTGATTCCGCATGGTTGAGACGGTTCTGCGACACCATGCGGACCGAGTTCTTTTTGGACGTGCGTCCAAATAAATGTCGTCTCTTCCCTGCCGCTGAGTGGAGATTAGCCACCTTTTTGGCTATGCGGCCTGTATGGTCCGGATCCCGGTATGAGTGGGGTCCGGAAATATGTCGACGTATGCGTTCGGCATACTGGATGTTCGACAAAGAACATCCTCCGATGGCGTGGGGACGTGGCATCTCCGCCGCCCTTCTTGTTGCTGGGCGACATGTCCCCGTATTGCGTGACATATGCACGTGGCATTTGTCAGTCACACATGGTCCGATTATGAAATTGCCCTTCACTAACATCTGGTCGACTTTCTATAGATATGAGGTGAGCGGTGAATTCACCGATCGTGGTCTGAACGAGTTTCTCGCAGACTACGATATTTCCACCTCCGAGTATCTTGACTTTGTAGATAAGTTGAAGGGATGTATGGACCCTTTTATAAACATCCAACATTCTGTTATACAGAAGCTATTGATGCGTGAGTGATCTCACACATCTTTAGCATCTTCGTCCGGGTGTTGTGTCACTTCTTGTGTCTATTAGCCATCGCTAGACAATCACACCCATTATTTCGCAATGCAACAGAAGACTTCTATCTTGCCATCCACACACCCAGTCCGATCCTTGGCGGGATTGGCTCGCCAGATCGCTTTACCACACGAGTTCGCCCCAGAACGATTTCCGTCGTTTCCGGCCCTCGAGCGTACAGCGGTCATGGGATTTAACGTCCCCTCCACGTGGGACTTGCCTGCAGCTAGTACAGTTAAGGCCATACTCACGCGGCAAGCTACATTTCCCTTTTGGTTTGAAAAGTCCACTTCGGGAGCTACTTTCCGTGTTACGTGGCGTTTTCCTCGAGCTCCTGGCAGTAACACTACTGCATATGATCCAGTTATTAATGCAGCTGGTACTGGAAACGTCGCTCAGACAATTAACCAAGTGGGAGTCACAAATGGAAATAACGGTGGAATCGCTTCATATCCTATATTGGGTTTGGATGGTATGGGAACCTGCCCATATATGTACATTCCGGACAATTGGACCGCCTTGATGGTGGTGAGTCTTGACGTCGCTCCTGCAACTGCCATCGATTGTACAGTCATATATGAGAGATGGAATTCACCGGGTCAAGCGTCTGTCAATTCCGTGGTCGCCGGAAGCACTATCGCCGGCAATGCCGGATGCAGTATTCCCATATCTATGCCATCCAGTGAGTCCACCTGGATTCGAATTGTTTCCGTCTCCCTCAGCACAAGCACAGCAATTGCCCTCGGAGCTACAAATGTAACTGTTGTTGCTTCATCTGGAACATTGGCATATACACCTGGCGTCCTCGCTGGCAATGTCCAAGTTACTCCAGCAGCAACGGTTGCTCTTCTTCCTGGAGCATATCCAGTCGAATTTGCGAATTCACAACTGCCATGGTATTCCACCCGAACTACCGCGGCAGCTGTGTTGTGCACCAATGTTTCCCAAGTGTTGAATAAGGGTGGTACAGTTTTAGCTGGAAGGATCGCTCCCCAAGTCGTCAATCCGTGGAATGTTTCAGAGACGTACATTAACGGATTACATCCAGCTGAGAAGGCTTTTCTGCCACTGGAGACTGGATTGTATTCCTACTGTCCTCCTTCTACCGATTTGGTCGACTTCTGGGACTATACATTGAACTCCACTCCGTTCTTTACCCTTCCTGCCACCCCGCTATATCGACTTGACAACACCTCGCTTGTGAACGTCATGTTCGTTACAGCGAGTGCTGTCGCCGAAACATTGGCAGTCAATGTTGACTGGCATATTGAGTTCAGGACCTCTTCGTCCTTGTTTCCAATCGGGTTGTCTGCTGTGACATTGGAAACGCTGCACCAGGCCCAACTCGCCCTTGTGAGTGCTGGGTTTTTCTTTGAAAACCCAGAACACAAAAGCGTGCTTTCGAAGGTCATGACTGCAGTGAAGAGGTATGGGCCCACTGCTCTTGGTGCTGTCAATCCCGCCGCCGGACGGGTAGCCCGCACTATGATCCAACTGTCTTCCAAGCCCGCCTCACGCATGAAACCCACTTCTGCCTCTGCCAGTGGTTTTAACGGCAATAAGAAACCACCCAGGCCCACTCCCAAGAAGGGAAAGGCCACATCCGGCAAGAAAAAGAAGTAGTTTCGGAGTAGATTATTCACTCCACAACCTTTTCCACCATTATACGGCGAAAAGATACTGATGACTGGGTGGTTCCCAAGAAACACTCAGAAGTGACCCCTCCTTTTTACCCTATGTGATTCGCTTTGCGATCCCAAATGTTTAGGTCTCAGTTGCCAGGGTTGGCACGTACTCCCTTCCCCACAGTATGTACTACCTGTGACGAGAGTGTGGTGTATCCGCAGTTCGGCTGTCTCCATCAAGATTCAACCGATAACCCCGCTGACCTAATTGGCCCTTAGGGTTTGTCCATGGCAGTGGCTCCCTTTTGGCAAGAGGCAACAACCTCTATATCCGTAGTGTTGTCCTGTGGGCACTACGTGATGAATAACTTACGCTGGCGG